TAACGAACTGTTATACTCATCGTTGATACGCTGTATATTATCTAATGCAGAATCTAGTTCATTGTATAAGGATTTGTCGCGCCAATAACGGCTTTGTTCTTGGAAATATTCTTTGTTGCTTGCTAATAGTTCGTCGAGTTGCAACTTGCGGTCTTTGTTATTACGCAAAAAGCGATTAAACAAAATCATTTTATCTACAAGTTTCATCGACGTTCTCCTTGTGTATTTATATGCGTATATTACTCAAAGGAGAATAAATCGTCAAATGTGTTTGCAGTTTGTGTTGCACCTTTAAGATCCCATTTAAGAACACTAAGCAAGTTATCAATCTTTTGATCGACAATGGTTGCTTCCATCAAACTGTCATCAAATGGCAAGTCTTTGAACCACTGTGGTAAATGTGTTTCGTCTGTGGGATAGCCAATACTAGTCCAGCCCAAAGGATTACTTTTAAGTTTACACACAATAGTTTTAGCACCATCCATAATCTCTTGGCTATACTTGTCGCCATTCATCTTACGCATGTTATTCCAGTTCATTGCTGCTCTAACATGTCCTGGCATGTTTGCTTTGCCTAGTCTTGCTTCTTCTGCTGCATACTTGGTCAAGTTGTTAACACGCTTGGGTGTGCCTTTTTCCCAACCTGGACGCTCGTGAAATGTATTCTTAAACTCTTTGATCTTCTCAATAATCTCTTCACGCTGGCTACCAGTTAGAACATCCAATAGTAGTTCACTCATAAAGTCCTGCATAACCTTGGGCGTGTCACTGCGCTTGAGGTCTAGTCCCATTGCTTTTACTTTGCCTGGCTTGCCATCTGTATCTAAACGGAAACCTTCTAAGTCATAGATCAATGCTGCATAACGCTTCTTTGTAATGTAAAGACCTTTAGTTGCAACAATCTCTCTGCCACCTTTAATGATCTCGCCATTTGCTCTTGGGCAATGAAATGCCCGTTCCATAAACACTGGAAACTCTAAGTTAACCTGATCTGCAATACCATCATACAGTTGTGCAACAATCTCTTTGGTCCATTCTTGCCTGCCTGCTTCTACTTCTTCTCGCATCATAGGCCATGCACTAAAGTATACCGAATCAGTATCACCATATACAATAGCATCGCCTACATGATCTTCTTTGCCTGTAAGGAGACTATTAACTGTTTCAGCCATTCGCTTGCTGATGCACCTTCCAGTAAGAGTTGTGGATTGCCCAATACGATGGTCAAAGAAACGACACCCAGGATTAAGAATAGCACCATATAAACTATTAAGATTAATCTTCTTAACCAACTGTCGCTTATCCCAATATTCAACATCACCTTTTTCATCCTTTGCTCGTTTTAATTCTTTTTGCATATCTTTACGCTCTGCATACCAGCGTTCAAGCAAGCCAGGAATAATCCCTTTGCGTTCATATGTAAAGATAGTTCCGTTAGCACTAAGCGTCCAAGGCTGATTGCTGTCGAACACTAGTCGCCATACATCATATGCACTAAGCGTATCTTCGTCACCGTTTTCCCAATCAATGGTAATCTCAGTGCCACGCTCCATGTTCATAACTGCTTGGTATTCTTTTGATCCAAACTCGCCTTCCCATGCATCAGCAAAGCTCTTCTTCTCTGCCATCTTTGTGCGAACTGCATGTTCAGTCATTGTCTGCCGTAGTTGTCCTACAACAGTTTCTGGACCCATGTTAAGCGCACGAATAACACTAGGATACAGACTGTTGATGTCAATAGCACCAATCCAGTCATGCAATCCTTTTTTAGGGTATGCAACATACGCACCTGCTGCAGTAGTGCTTTCACCATCTCTGTTTTTACGATTGGGAACAACCATGCCTCGAGCATGTGCATCATTGATAATAGCCTGCTCTGTCACAGCAACCGCACCCATAGTAGTCATTAGTAGCACAGTGTTTTCATGTGCCAACACATTACTTAGGTCAATAAAGCGTAGTTTTTTGTCTAGTTTGTTTAGCAGTGCAGTATCTTGTCTGTTATAGTCAATGAACTTTTCAAAGTCTTGATTGTATAACTGATCCAGTGTGCCTTCATATGCAACCTTGCGTTCATCTAGTTCATGTTCACCGATGCTGTCTAGTGTATAACTGTGACGCTCCTCATAGGTGTATTTGCGATACAGTTGCATATAATCCAAATGCACCCGCCCTACTAGATCAAATGTCACACTTTCTTTACCAAAGCGTTCAAATGTGCGCTTCTTGGGCAACTGTCCAAACAAGCACCAGCGTCTGTTGTCATCTTTACTAAGCACACGGGTAATGCGGTTTACTGTGTAAGGAATATCATATCCTTCACTGTTCCATCCACTTACAATGTCTGCATCTTCCAGCAAGTCCAAGAACACACCAAGCATTTCTGCTTCACTGGTAAACAAGTATGTGTTGTCAAAACGCTTGCACAAGTCTGTAGCAGTCTCCATTGTCATACCACTTGGCGGAATAGCCAATGTGACTAGTTGATCTGTCCAGTCCAAGTATACTGATATTGCTGTGATCGGATTGAAAGGATCCTCAGGACTACTATAGCCCTTTTCTTTGTGGAAGTCTACCTCAATATCGAAAAATGCAGTTTGTAGTTTAGGAGCATCTGCGTTTAGATAGTTGTCTGCTAAACAGCGGAACACAGGATTGATGTCACTTTCCCATATGCCTTTGCCGCCTTGGATCTTTAGTTCACGCTGAAACTCTTTGCGATTGCGTGTTGCAAATCTACTCACAGGCTTGTCATAGATAGTTTTGTATTTGCCACGTGGATCATCATAGTAGAACACATAGTTGGCAGGGTATTCGCGATACTCTCGCTTACCATCTACACGCTCTACAACATGAATACGATCGTTGTCTCTGTCAAAATATGCGTCTACATAACTCACTGATTTATCCTTTTCATAACTTCATTATACACAAGTTTGTTATTTTTGTCATTATAATGATTGCTACTATTGATGCTTTTTTTAACTTTACTAAAGTCTAGACTGTTATTAAACTTGTACAATCCATTCCAATCAATGTGATTCAGGTGCAGTGTTTTAAACCCGCTTGTCAGTTTATCTATTTCTTTGCATATTGTTGTATGGATGTAAATAGCGTACTCTAAATCAAAGTAATCAGTAAAAAATTTCTCAACATCAGGTAGTCTTCTTGCTACATCTTCGTATATAAAATCACAAGCATAATGCAGAGAATCGTTGATATGCAGAGGATTATGAGATGTGTGTATTCTATACGGACTTGTATGACTAACTATTATATGCGTATATAATGATAAATCTCTAGATTGTAGTTGTTTAAGTATTTTATATTCACCGACACCAGCTTGTGCTATATTGACAACATCAGTCATGTAGTTTACCCAGCCTGTCTTACTGTTTTTTATAGTCCAATCTGCTGCAAAACTATCGCCGGCAATAAGTATCATTAAAATAGACCTAATATATAAATGCCTGTGAGAAGTATGTTCATCCAAAGTAAACTGTTTTCTCGCCATACATATCCAACAGCAATCCATAGTCCATTTGCAATTATAAATCCCCAGTGATGCCAGTATAACTCTGGCACAAAACTTGCCAAACTAGCCGCAATAACAAGTGTTGCTGTTGCCAACCATGCTAACCACTGATAAGGTTTACGTTCTACCACCATTGTGCTGCTACTCCATATCCGAAAACGTTAATACACGCAAAGTAAAAAGTGAGCAACATAATCCATGCCGCTCTTCTTCGCCAACTTGCATATAGTTGTGTTAAACTTCCTACAAAAAATCCTGGATATACAATCAACATATTAGGATTGTCTGCATTTAATGCAAGTGTTAAACTTGCACCTACTGTGAATACAAAACTGATCAACTCACTAAAAAAAGCCACACGATCACTAGTATAACTGTGTAGCCAAAAGTTTTTTATTGGAGATACTGTATTAGATAGTCGGCCCAAAGTTTGTGTGATTCCTCTGTTGGATGACAAGTTGCTCTATTATAGTTTAATGGGTTATTTCTTAACCAATGCCATAATTTGTCACAATTGTCGATTTGATTTATAATATACTGTTTTTTATCTGCATAGTCAATTTTCTGTATGCTATTGAATGCAATACCAGAAACTGCACCAGTTTTTTGTATGTTTTCTATGCTGTATCCGTGATTGTCAAAACCACGGCGTTGATTTTCTTCAAAATTTATGTTTAGCCAATTTTTTTTAATCGAAATACTGTTTGAAACTTCTTTAAAATCGGATGAAAAATTTCTTGCAACTACTAAATTAATGTTTTTGTATCGTTCATTTAATTTTTTTATTTTTTGATAAATGTGTGTTTCGTCATCAATTAAAAAATCTTTTACATTAGTAAATCGATCTTTAGCATTTTTGCTATAGCTATCTCTTCCTGTTTCGGTTAAAGTAATTACAATATGAATGTTTTGATACTTTTTTGTAATTAAATTAGATAAATTTTTGCAATCAACCACATCAATAACACTGGGAATGATAAAATTTTCCATTTCGCTAACAATTTCTGGATATTGTGCCACTGAAGAATAAAAAGTATCATAGTCAGGCCAATCGGCCCCTGCTAGAATCTCATAATTACTGCGATCCAAATTAAATCCATAATCATCAAGAATACACTGAAGTATTAAGTCTAATGCTTCTAGTATCTTATTATTTCCGGCGCCGCAAAAACCATAGTTAATCCAATCGCATTTGAACTGTTCGCTTAGATACCGACCATAAAGATGTTTTGATCGATATTTAATAGATAAGTCTCCTAAACTATCTCCCCAAGTCCAGCTATCTCCTATTGTAATTAATAGGTCATTGGAGTTTTGATAAACAAAAAATAATTTATTATCAGTTCTAAGTCTATTTTTCCAGATTTGTTTTACTGATTGCACTCAGATTTTGCCTACTGTTGCTAGAATATTTTCCAGTTCACTGTATTCGTCACTATGCTTTTCAAAGTCTGCTTTGTATGCTGTGCGCAATGCTTTTTTAAGCACTGTTGGTTTGATCTGCATTTCTTCTGCAATTGCTTTGATTGTGTCATTGAGACCATCATTTAGATCGTCAACTTCCTGCATTACAGTAATGCCTTCATTTACTAGTTGTGTTAGTTTTGCCTTTTCTTCGGGCCCGAAAACTCTGTCACTCATGTGATTACTCCTTGTTGATTATTGCTTTATTATATATGTATATGGGAGAAGTGTCAACTAATATGTTGCGTTATTTCAACAATAAGGTCTGACTTGCCTTTGATAAGTCTGTGGTAAACTGCTTCTGGAATAAAGTAATCTCTGCCAGGCACTAGAGCCATAGGTAAA